ATCGAACGAAGAACATAGCTTGTATGTAGTAGCATACCAATGCTACTGCGCAACTTTCTAGGAGGCGATATGCCACGTACACGCTCATATGACGGAAAGGTTAATACCTCTTGTCGATGCCTGAAAAAGGCAGGAACACGAGTTATTTCCGACGTCTACCGAACCTGCATAGTAAGCAGGAGCGGTGAAGACAAAACCACGATCGATGATTTACACCCTGGATGGAAGAAATCCATCTCTTCGGGTAACATCGTTCTTGGTAACTTTTCTATGAGTAAGTACACGCGTATTCCCGGTGACGGAGCTACGTTCTTAGCGGTCGATTCATCACTGAATCCACCTTGGACGTACGAAATCACCGGAGATGTAGCAGCCTATATTGACGCAGCCGTCGCAACTGACGGTCAGAGTTGGTACAATGACTTACAGAACATGAAACCAGCCGTTCTAACTGAGGCTTATGCCAAAATTAGGAACGACTCGATCATGTCCGGTGAGATCATGGCCAGCCTGGGTCAAACACTTAGGATGCTACGTCGCCCCTTCGGTTCGACTGTCCAGCTCTTAAAGCGCTGCTTTAAGGATGCTAGGAGGTCGTATCGGAAGACTGCCAAATCGGTTGCTCAGGCCAATGCAGATGCGTGGCTTGAGTACAGATATGGCATGAAGCCGCTGTTCCTCGATATCAAACAAGGAATGAAGATGCACTCTGAAGCAGAGATACGTCTTCAAGCGGCAAGGAAAGTTGTCCGTGCATCTGCGGAGTACTCCAAGAACTGGCAGTACAATTTCGTAGATGTGCCCTTTACGCTCGAATACGCGTGTAAAGGGACGGGAACCATCGACCAGTCCGTTAAAGGGCATGTCGATGCGGGTGTCATCTATTCCGTTTCAGGAAGAACTCAGGCACAACAGCTCGCTGAAGATCTCCGTTTGGGGATCGATAGCGTACCTGCAACTGCTTGGGAGTTGATACCCTTGTCTTTCGTTGCTGATTGGTTTGTTCTCGTTGGACCTTGGTTGGAAGCAATGAATTTGCCTCCATCCGTTTCCGTTCTTGGAAACTGGGTCACCATGAAGTATGCACTTACTACGAGAAATCGTGGTACGTCCATGTCTATGTGGTTTAACGGTAACAAAACGGGTAACTATGGCTCTAGTTCCAGATATTGGGACCATGTGTCTAGATCCGTCAATCAGCCCCTTCCCACCTATCCTCCGAGAGATTATCGTCTCGCGGGGATGCTGCACGCTACTGACGGTTTAGCCTTATTAACGAAGCCGATACTTTCGCTTTGTGATAAGCTTAAACACTAAGGAGTAGCATACCTTGGAGGTATACCCCATGGCATTGAAAAACATGTCACTTCTC